TCAAGGGCCATATTCCCAGTGCTGGCCCATATATCTCGTTCGGTTTTCACTTCTATACTACCATCCCCCTCAAATATATCCCGAACCTTCTCTTCGTATATCTGACCAAAATCTAGGTCAATATCGAAATTACCCACTACTTGGTTTATTCATGAGACCTCATTTGCATATTTGAATGGCAGATAAGCATTAGTCCTTATTGCCCTGCCTCCGTTTATTGTTTTCTGTGTCAAAGTTCTTTTAATGTTGAATCCGAATCTAAATTCCCCAAAATCATCAGTTATCTTCCAATAGAAAGTCATTTTATCAGGGATAAGATATAAGAATCCAAAGAATGGGACTCTTAACATCTCAGATATTTTTTTACCATCCATTATTTTGTCAAGGGTTATCAGCCAAGAATCATAATCCATCAATTCCATATAGCTCATATTACGGCACTTAGATTCAAATATTCCTGAGAGTTGATTGTCTTTCAAAATTACACCATCAATTTTAGAGTCTATGAGTTTATTGGTTTCAATAAACTTTACAGAAAAACTCTGTTCTAGTTTTTCCAACATTATTCTTTCATACTTCAGGGACTCTTGCCCTTTTTCAGTATTGATGTCTAGTTCCAAATGAGCGTGATGTTCATTATGATTCGATTAGGCTTCGTAAAAATCAGCGGCTGTAAACGTCTGGCCCGTCTCCCAATCTACTTCCATAACCGGAGCTGGCGGTAGCCAATCGCCTTTTTCATTCTGCTCCACATCCGGTTTCCACACGTCGTCTATTGCCCAGCGGAGTGCATCAAGCGTATCTTTTTTAAATGTGCCATGTTCACGGAAATTTAAAAGTTCCTGCAACAACTCATCATGATTATCCCGTAAAAATATAGAATGAGATGCAAAATATGGTTGCATCTGCTTAATTCTATAATACTTAGCCTTAATAGCTTTTCTGGTATTTATATTATAAAACCTGCCGGATTCCTTAGAAACCCGTAAAATATAGTCAGCAAGCATAACGTGACCTGTCTCTTCAATCTTTATATCCCTTGG